ATGGCAAGAACGTATAATCGGTTGGAAATTGATGTGAACAAAAAGCCGAACAGCATCGGGATTCGCCCCGTGCAGAATGATACAAAATCCAGATATCTGGATGTATGCCTGTATGAAAACGGTGTGCCAATCAATCTGACAGGCGAGCAGGTGCGTATCACATTCAGAAAGGCGGACGGCAGCACATTTTTCAACCAAGGGGAAGTGACGGATGCGACCGCGGGCAGATGCCAATTTGCATTGACGAATGAAATTCTTTCCGAGGCAAAGGCGGTAGAGGCGCAGATTTCCGTATGGAACGCAGACGGTCAGATTTTGTCTACGCAGGTGTTTGAAATCTATGTAACGGCGGCAATTCCTTGGACGGATGCGGTAGAAAGCGAAAACGAATATGGCGTTCTGGTGGTGCTGTTTCAGGAAATTCAAGACGCACTGGATATCATGCACAAGATTGCCGCAGCATTCGGCGAGCCTGGGGACAAGGCGGCGGAGTACGGCGTGGATACGTTCTGGGGGATTCTGGAAACCTTGGCACAGCGTGGGGATGTGGAAGGTGCGCTGGAGAAAAAGATTAAAGCCTATTTGAATAGCACTGTTGGGACAAGTGGGTTTCAATCGATGGATAAGCTGATTACGGATACTTGGGGTGGTATGAGAGAATATACTTCAGCGGGGACATATAGTCTAAAAATACCTGATAATGTAACGGTGATAAAAATCACAGCGTGCGGTGGCGGCGGCGGTGGCGGCGGCGGCGGTAGTACAAATTCTGTGAGTACAAATAATGGGGCAAACGGCGGCGCAACTGTAGTTGGCAATCTAGTTACGCTTGCAGGTGGTAACGGCGGAATCGGCGGACAAACGGATACCGTACCACCTACTACAGCTAGTGTTGGCGATGGTAGTGGTAGAGGCGGAGTAGGAAGTAGCGCAGAGTCATCTGACAATATTATAAGCGATAGTCATGGTGGAGACGGCATAGTAGACTTTCCGTTTTTTGGCGCAGGTGGAAAGTGTACCTCATCGAGCAAGTATAACAGAGGCGGTGGTGGCGGAGGAGGCAGTTTAGGTTCTGGCGGCACTGGTGACGACACCACAACCCCCGCCAATGCTGGTAATAAAGGAGGCGGCGGAGCGGGTGGCTATGGTCGTTCTGCATCACACACCGTTGGCAGAGGTGGTAACGGCGGAAGCGGTGGACAAGTTGTTATGGGGACATATAATGTTACTCCAAATACAACGATTACTATTACCGTGGGAAAGGGCGGCACAGGTGGCGACAGCATAAGTAGCTCGTATGGTACAACTGGAAAAGGCGGTGCCGGCGGCGATGGATATGTGAAAATCGAATGGGGGTTAGGTGCACTATGAAAACTTATGCAATGATTTTACAAAGCAGAGTGATTGATGTTCTGAAAGACAGGGAAACAGAACCCTACTATCCACCAGACCCATCGGGCAATCCTGTGACTGCTATTCCTTGTGACGATACCGTTACCATCGGCATGATTTATGACCCCGAAACAGGTACATTTTCGGAATACACACCACCTGAACCGGAACCCATCCCCGAACCACAACTAACAGAAACCGAACAGGCGATTTTAGACACAGCAATCAATGTAGACTATTTGGTCTGCATGAAGGAATTGGAAATTTGAAAGGAGTAGATATTTATGACATACGCAAGACTGAAAAAACTGATTAGCAGAGGGGCATACGACAAAGAGGACATGATGAACAAATTGGACGTATTCCTCATGGCGAACCGCATCACTGAGGAGCAGTATCAGGAGCTGGTCGGTATGATGGAGTGATGTTATGATTACCATTCACGAAAAAACGGCACAGACATTTGACACATTCGGGCTGGGGGCATTGGTTCCCGGCTCTTGTGTTGTAACGGAGGAATTAAACGGGGCGTATGAACTGGAATTGAAGCACCCCTACGATAAGGGTGGCAAGTGGAAACGCATTGAACGAGGGCGAATTCTCTACGCATCCACGCCAAGAGGGATGCAGCCGTTCCGCATTTACTACGTCAAACCAACCATGAAGGAAATTGCGGTCAACGCACGGCATATTTTTTATGATTTACTGGACAACCAGTGCGAACCAATCAGCCACAGCGGTACGGCAGGAGCGGCACTGACAGCTTTACAGGCGGCGTTTGCCTATCCCATGCCCTTTTCCTTTGATACGGATATTTCCATCACAGGAACGCTCACAACAGGGCGCATGAATCCCGTACAGGCGTTGCTTTCGGATGGTGAGGAAACCACCTCGTTTGTCAAGGGCTACGGCGGCGAGCTGCTGCGGGATGGCTTTCGGGTGTTCGTCAAGGCGGCCTTGGGGCAGGACAAGGGCGTTTCTATCCGCTACGGGAAAAACCTTGTCGGGCTTGAGATCACAGAGGACGAATCGGAGGTCAAGACACGCATTGTCTGCTACGGCAAGAACGGCTCCGCAACGCTTGACAGTCCCCATATCAACGATTATATCTACCCGAAAATCCACACGCTGACAGAGGAAAACAAGAGTATTTCCGAGGTGCAGGCAGAGGGACAAAAGCTGTTGGATGAGGGCTGCGATATTCCAAGCATCAACATCAAGGTGGATTTTGTGGCACTGGAAAAGACGGTGGAATATCGGGAGTATGCCGTTCTGGAAGAAGTATTTTTAGGAGATATGGTAACGGTTATCAATACCAAAATGGGATTTCAGAAGCAGGCGAAGGTTATATCGTATGAATGGGATTGCCTTCTGGAGCAGTACAACGATGTGGAATTGGGGGATTTCATTCCCACGCTTGCCGCAGCCGTTACCAGTGGCGTGAAAAGCGGTTCGTTGGCATCCTCTGCGGCAGTCGGGACAGCGGCGGTCATGGCGGCATTGCAGGCGCATTTGAATGATACGAACAATCCGCACCATGTCACAGCGGCACAGGTGCAGAGTTAAGGAGGGATGGCTTATGGAAAACATTGAAAAAATGGTGCAGGAGGCACTGGATAGCACGAAGTCCGCGCACAAGCGGATTGACCGCATGGAAAAGCGGCAGGACAATTTGGAAGAACTGACAAATGCGTTTTCGGTTCTGCAAAACGAGCAGGAGCATATCAAAACGGATGTCGGGGAAATCAAGGACGATGTGAAGCAGCTGGTTTCCAAGCCGGCAAAGCGTTGGGATGGGCTGATTGATAAGGCTATCGCTGTGGTTGTCGGTGCGGCAATCGGGTTCCTGCTGAATGGCGGCGGTTTATGATGAAAAAACGCAGACGAATTCGTTTTAAAATCAATAACGATACCATGACAACGATTGTGGTTTTGTCCCTATCGTTTTGTGTGTGCGTTGTTATTGTGGGTATTATTTTGGCGTGTTTCTGCGTTGACATTTCATCCATCGTATCATCTGCACTGTTGCTGTTCGGTACGGAATTGGGTATCTGCGGGCTGATGAAGCTGTACGATAAAGGCGTGGAGCAGGCAGAACGGAGAGCAGAGGAACGCAGGAAACGGCGAGCGGAAGGAAGGGAGATAGAATAATGTTTTTAATGGAAAATTGGTATTTGGTGGTTGCGTTGATGGCGGTTGCAGGGATGGTCGGTGTGTGCATCGGGCGTTTTCTGAAAATGCCAACATCCGAGCAGAGGGAAAGAGTCAAGGAATGGCTGCTGTGGGCAGTTACACAGGCAGAGGCGGAGCTGGGGAGCGGCACAGGCAAGCTGAAGCTGCGGCAGACCTACGATTTATTCATTCAGCGGTTTCCTGCATTGGCTATGGCGGTATCCTTCGATACCTTCTCCCTGTGGGTGGATGAGGCACTGGAGGAAATGCGAAAAATGCTGAAGGAAAATAAGGCGGTCAAGGAAATTGTGAAGGGGTGATTACATGGCGAAAAAAATGACAGGAAAAGAATTGGTAGCCTTCTGCCGTTCCAAAATCGGTACGCCGTATGTTTATGGCATGAAGGGCAAGGTTATGACAGAGCAGAACTATAAATTTCTGAAAAACACCTACGGGAAAATGGTCTGGCTGAGTGACAGGGATAAAATCGGGAAGGTCTGCGTGGATTGCAGTGGTCTGATTTCGTGGGCGTGTGGCGTGACGCTCGGTTCGGGTCAGTGGAAGGCAAGGGCAACCAAAATCAACCCTATTTCCACCATTGAAAATGCACCCATCGGAGCGTTGGTCTGGATGCAGGGGCATATCGGGGTATATTCGGGGATGAAGAACGGATACCCCTACTACATAGCTGCTGACGGTTCAGCTTACGGTGTGCGAGAAGTCCCCCTGCGGTGTAATAAATTCACACATTGGTTGTTGGTTGAGGATGTTTTTCAATACGAAATGAGGGATGATGAAGTGGTAGAAAAATGCAAAATGATTATCAACGGTAAGGAGCATACGGTGGAACGGATTTTGAAGGATGGCATTAACTATATCAAGATTCGGGATGTGGCGGATGCTATCGGGTATAGTGTTACCAGTAAGGGGAATGTGGCTGTGCTGACGAAGAAATGAAAATAAAGCGAATTTTCATTAAATTCTATAGAATTTTGAAAGTTTAAGCGAAAATGATAGGTGGGGCGGGTATCCGCCCCTTTATTTTTTGTAGAAAAGTTGGATGGCGATGGGGGATGATGGCTCAGAGGAAGAAATTCGGTTACAATTTGTAGATGATTAAGTGGGTTCGTTAGTTAATTCAATAATACGCATGGATAGTTCTTTGAATGTTTTATTGAAATCATCCCTATTTGCTTTCATATTGTCCCAAACTTTACCCTGTGCCTGAATCTGTTCTTTTGTTAACAAAAATACAGGGGTATTATTGGACTGAGATTGTGCAATTAAACTGTTGAAATCGGCAATGTTAATTAAGTTATATAATTCGCTACAATGGTTTTTTAAATTAGGTACTATCATGTTATTTTTTTCTAGTTCAGGAACTAATTTTTCTTCTACCAAAGTGTTAATATCATTAATCCATTCTGAAAAAGCTTTAGCAGGAGAGCCGTTTCTAGGTCTATAACGTTGCTGAATAGTTCCAATAAATTTGGGATTGGCACTATTCAATTTATAAGTGGCATTTTTAAAAATAGTATTATTTTTTAAATTGTTATAGATTGCATTCCATTGTGCAAATACACTAACCAGAGATTCTATTGCCATGTAACAGAAATAATCAGGAGCACAAGGCAAAATGAAATAATCACTTTCCATCAAAATATTTGCATTAGTTGCGGTAATGCTTGGGCTCATATCGATTAAAATATAGTCCAAATGATATTTTTGGGCAGTTAATTGAAGAAGATTTCGTAATGCACCAGGGACATTTTGGAACATTGTAATGGCTCCAGTCAAATTTTCAGCGATACTGTATGTAGCATCATACTTAGAAAACTCGATATGTCCAGGAAGTAAGAATAGGTTTTTATTATGTTCAAATTCATAGCAAGTTGCGGCTGTCAATGGCTCCAAACCGCCATCTAAGACTGGTGATAAAAAATCTTTTATACTAAAGTTGTTTTGTTGATAAAAATTTAAGAGTTTATTTTCCTTGTCAGAGTTAAGACAAAGGCCGGTTAAGTTACACTGAGGATCAGTATCAACGATTAGAGTCTTATAACCCATTTCAGCAAGTTTCCATCCAAGGTGAAATGTTGTGGTTGTTTTGCTTACACCACCTTTATTATTAAATAGAGAAATAGTTTTAGCCATACTTATCATCTCCTAAATACATAATTTATTTTATCAAATTTAGTATATAGAGGACTAAATTATTAGTCAAGATAATATAAATTAGAAATTGCTATTTATAAAAAATGAATTTAAATAAAATAAACTTGACGAAAAACATATTATCATATAAAATAATGGATATAAAAACAGTAAAGAGGTGGTTTAATGGATATAAAAAAGAAACTTGAAGCAGATTTTAATTCTGCACTTGTTAAGGCGTTGGCTACAAATTTGTATGTTTCGATGGAGGCATATCAAAGAATGTGCAGTGAAAATAAAAAATTTTTTGAGTTACAGAATAGTAAAACGGTTCTAGGCCATCTTCGAACCTATGCAGTACAGAGACAAATTTATCTTGGGGCGCTTCGTCCGGATGCATTATATTCTGCACAGTTTCGCAAAACAAATAATTTTAAATATGAAACATTATTTTTGGAAACAGAAAATTTTATTTTAAACATAGGGATTACGGAAAAAAGAGGGCAGCTTTTAAGTTTGGCTAATTATAAAAAAGAGCTGGCAAAAGCTAATGCAAAGGATGACCCACAGATTCAGTTGGAGTTCTCGGATACAGATACTTCCCACTTGAAGAGCGTAAAAAATTATGCTATTCTTGCCTATGGATACAATGAAAATGTTGGGATTACACACTTTGATATATTGATTCCAAGTGGCGACTATAAGGGAATTATTGCACCGATTAAGAGCTTGCATATTCCTAAAATGGAAATAGTACCTAATTTTGAACAAGAAATTGAACCAGATATTACGAGTTTGAAAGAGGATTTAATAAAAAGAAAGTTTGGATAAAAGGAAAAAGGTTGATGGCTATGGATAAAAAATTGATTCCATATAGGATAAGACAGGCGAGAACTTCCCGGAGTATGAGTATGTCGGAATTGGCGGAACTACTTGATGTTAGTAAGCAGTTAGTTTCTCAGTATGAGACAGGTAAAACAACACCGAGCATGGGTAAGTTGAATGAGATTTCCAAGGTGCTGAGGTATCCAGTGAGTTTTTTTTACAAACCATCGCCTCAGAATGAAAGCGCAAGTGGCGTTGTGTTTTTTAGAAGCAATAGAACAGCAAAAGTAAAATATAAAAATGCTGCTAAAGAAAAAATGGAAATATTCTGTGAAATTATAGATTATATAGAGGAATATGTAAATCTTCCGAAACTGAATTTTCCAAAGGTGCCATATGAGGATGAAGATTTAAATCCTCTTGATAATGAGACGATAGAGATGTATGCAACAGCTCTAAGAAAAGCCTGGAACTTAGGAAATGGACCTATTGGTAATTTAATGGTTGAAGTTCAAAAGAATGGCATATATGTTTCAAAAATTAGTTTGAGATTGCAGAAAATTGATGCTTTTTCTGTATGGATGAATAATAAGCCGTATATTTTTCTAAATGATGATAAAAATACAAATGCAAGAATTCGATTTGATATTGCACATGAATTAGGTCATTTACTAATGCATGCAGATTATTATAGTAGTGAAGATTTTGAGAAAAAAACCATTAAGGATAAACTTGAAGATGAGGCAAATCGATTTGCGGGTGCATTTCTAATGCCGAAAGAAAGTTTTTCTAAAGATGTTTTTTCGTCATCAATTGACCATTTTATTCAACTAAAACGTAAATGGAAAGCATCTATTAGTAGTATGATATATAGGTGTGATGCTTTAGGGATTTTATCTGACAATCAGATTAAATACTTAAAGGATCAAATGACGAGGCGTGTTTATTGGAGAAAAGAACCTTTGGATAATGAAATTCCGATTGAAAGACCATTTATGTGTAAGCAGGCAATTAATTTACTTTTAGACAATAATGTATTGACTCCATTTCAGATTTCAGAGGATATAGGCTGTTACCCTGATGAAATCGAAGAGTATTGCTATTTAGAAAAAGGTACACTAGCTATTAAAACAGATACATCAAATGTTATTTCGTTAAAAGATAGAAAATTTAGAATCAAGAACGAAGGACCTCTTAGTTAA